AAGCGGACGGCAACGAGTTTGTGACCGAGGTGGAGTATACCATCGACATCTGGGCGATGACACCCGAAGCGACCGCAACCATGGCATCAGCGGTGGACACGGCACTTGCGGCGTTGCGGCTCAAGCGGACATTCTCCTATGACCTGTACGAGCAGGACACGCGGGTGCATCACAAGAACATGCGGTACCGGGCCTTGATTCGGCTCGATGAACAAAAAATCTATCAATAGAGGAGTAAAAAATAATGGCTAAAACCAGGGCGCTTGGTACTACCATCACTTTTAACGCGAAGACCATCGGTTCGCTGACGAGCATCGGTGAAATTACGCCAGACAGCGAAGAACTGGACGCTACCACGCTGGACAGCCAGGGCGGTTACAGGGAATTCCTACAGGGCTTCAAGGACTCTGGCGAGGTTACACTGAGCGGCTACTACGACAAGGATGATGCAGGTCAACAGGCGCTGATTACGGGCTATGGCAACGGCGAAGCGAAGGCGGTGTCTATCACTTTCCCTGAATCGGCTGGCGGCGCGACCTTCAACGCCTATGTCAAATCCTTCACTCTTGGCGCGGCTGATGTTGATGGTATCGTTGGCTTTGGCGCGACCCTGCGCATCAGCGGTGTTGTGACCGCCAACTGATTGGGAGGCGAGTAAATGCCTAAAATGAGAGCGCTGGGGACGAGCATTACTTATGCCCCGGCATACAATTCCGCTGACATTGACACCAAGGTCATCGGCTCGTTGACCTCGGTGGGCGAAATCAGCCCTGATTCAGAGGAACTGGACGCGACCTGCCTCGATTCATCGGGCGGGTATAGGGAGTTCCTGCAAGGGTTCAAGGATTCGGGCGAATTGACCTTGACCGGCTACCTTGACCCCGACAAACCCGGACAGGCGCAAATGGTGACCCTATACGGGACAGGCGAGTTGGGTTACTTCTGGGTGACCTTCCCTGATCAGACAACCGTGGCGTTCAACGCCCATGTCAAAAGTTTCACGGTTGGCTCGGCAGAGGTTGACGGCATTGTCGGTTTCGGCACCACGCTTCGAGTATCGGGCTTGGTGCAGGTCATCAGCACGAAATACGAAAATGATGATGATGTACTGAATGCTACTGCGTACACGGCGACAGGCACTCCCGAATACCAATGGTATTCCAACACATCAAACGATTATGACACACCCACGCTGGTGACGGGCGCGACAAGCGCGACCTACGATACAAACGGCACACCCGGCTACTACTTCTGCAAAGTTACTGTGCCAAATTACCGACCAGTAAACAGCCAAATCTTCACGGTTGCATGACAAGTCCCCGCCCCTCAAAAGGCGGGGCATTTCTTAAAACAAGGAGGCTACATGAAGTTAGAACTTGGCGATAAAACGTATGAATTCGAGTTCACCATCAACGCGGTGTGCGATCTGGAAGAAATGACAGGCAAAGGCTTTGCTGACATTATGAGTATTGAAGGGCTGGCCAGCATTCGCGCGTTAATGTGGTGCGGGCTTGTGTCGAACCAAAAGACAATCACACTGGCACAGACGGGCGATTTGCTGCAAGAGTACCTCAAGTCCAATTCAATCGAGGACTTAACCAAGATAATCGGTGATGCCTTTGAGCAAGCGGGTTTTATTCAAGTGGCGGCGAGAAGGAAGCCGAGAGCGGCGAAATAAGGCCGCTGCGCCTGGTATACACTGAAATCATAGACAGCGCATTTAACGCGGGCATTGTGAACGCATGGGATTTTTGGCGCATGACACCCAAAGAAATACAGGGGCGTATGACGGCACATACAAAGCAGCAGGAACAGCGGATGGCACAGTTGGACGCGCTGGCATGGATGGCAGGGCAGTATGTCGGCATGGCGCAGAACAATCCCAAAAAGTATCCGCGGCAACCACAGTTTTACAAGCCTGAAGTGCGGGAAAAGGCGGTTAGGAGTATGGGCGATGACGAAATGAAAACGGTACTGACAGGCTATGCCGAAATACATAACACTATTGAGGGGGCGAAAAGATAATGGCGGTAACACTGGAAGAACTTCAAATCAAATTTACCGCGCAGATGGGCGGTCTCCAAAGCGACCTCAACGGCGTTAAAAAGCAACTGTCAGGCGTTACAGCATCGATCAATGGAACATCAAATGCGTTTGCGGGGATGGCAAGAGCGGCCAAATTATTCATAGGTACGTTTGTTATTCGCGGGTTAGTTAAAGTTGGCGAAGCGTCGCTCGGCATGGCAAACGAGGCAGTGGAGAGCGAGAACTTGTTCTCGGAGTCCATGCGCGGGATGAGCCAGTCCGCACGGGAATGGTCGGAAGAGTTGAGTGGAAGCCTTGGGCTGAACGCCTACGCGCTGCGCAAGAATGTCGGCACGATGAATGTCATGCTGCGCTCCATGGGCTTGAGTGAGCAGAAGGCCTACGACATGTCCACCTCGCTGGTGCAGTTGTCCGAGGACATGGCCTCCTTCTACAACCTGTCCTCCGAGGACATGTTCCAAAAAATCCAGTCCGGCATGACCGGGATGGCGATGCCCCTGAAACAACTGGGCATCCTGATTGAGGACGGCACGGCTAAACAATACGCGGCGGCGGCTGGCATCAGCAAGACCACGGGTGAACTCACCCAGCAGGAGAAAGTGCTGGCGCGATACGCGGCCCTCATGGGCCAGACCACGGCCGCACAGGGCGACCTGGCGCGCACCATTAACTCACCCGCGAATCAACTGCGGGTGTTAAACGCACAACTGGAACAGGCCAAGATAAACCTGGGCCGGGCCTTCCAGCCCATCCAGGCGGCTGTGATGCCTATTCTGTTGAACCTGGCGAAGGCCGCGACCATCGCCGCGCAGGCGATTGCCTACCTCATGGGTGGGCTTGGCGGGATGACGGGCGTGAATGTCGCCGCGAACCTGGTCGCTGGTAGGGGCGTGAAAATTACCGACAAACTGACCGACAGCCTGCAAGACACCGCGAAGGCATACAAAAAAGCGGGTGGTGCGGCCAGGCAGGCAGGCAAGGATGTGAGTGTCGGGCTGAAGGGCTTTGACGAGGTAAACAAGGTATCAGAGGCGGCCGCCAAGACTGGTGGTGGTGGTGGCGGTGGTGACATCTCATTTGACGAGTTTGAGCCGCCTGATCTCGGCAAGGTCAACGATTTCTTGGACAACATCGAGACCATCGGCCGAAAGGCAAGGGAACTGGCTGACAAAATCAAGGCCGCATGGGGCATCATTAAGCCCGCGCTGGCTGGCATTGGCGCGGCGTTTTTAGCGTTCAAACTGACAGGCAACCCGCTCATTGTGCTTGCGGTAGGTGTCATTACCGCTGGTGTTGTCGCGATTATTGATGCACTGAACAGGGCAAAGCGTGCGCGACTTGATAAAGCCTTTGGCGACATCGCTTTTAGCGTTGAGGAAGCCGCCACGATTGTGGAAGGTATGGCATCCAATAAGACAAGGAGCATCCTCAAGGGCATCGAGGAACTGAAAGACCGCACGGATGCCGCTCTTCAGCAATACTCCGCGGCTGCTGAATACACCAAGAAGGTGCTGATTACCCTCATGCTGCTGCCGATGACCACGGGCGAGGAGCAGTTTTACGAGGAACTTGAAAAACTCAGGGAAGAGGTTCTAGCGTCCGAGGCGAGCGTCCGCAAGGATTTTGAGGCCTATCTGGACATGCTGTACAAGGAAGGCAAACTGAACCCGGGCGAATATGTCAGGCTGAAGAATGACCTGGCCGCACGGTTTCATAAGATTGTTGAGTCCACCAGTAAAATGGAAGAAGACCTCGCGGCCGTTGTGAACGCCGCGATGGAGGACGGCGTGGTTGACGACTCCGAGAAGGAAACCATCCGCGCGACACTACAAGCCGGTTCTCAGGATGTTGTCAACGCATGGGAGGCCGTGCGCGCCGCGATGATTGCGCGCATCAATGCCGACTTGAAAGCAGGTCGAATCCCTCCCGGTGTTGCAAAGACCGAGGTTCAAAAAGTCAATGAAAAGGTCGATGCAGAACTTGAAAATCACAGCCTAAACGTTGCCGCGCTTACCGCGAAGATTGATAAGTACAACTGGACTACCGCAGAACTCACAGAAGGACAGCGCACAGCGTTGACGAATGCTGTACAGGCAGAGGTGACAGCGGCCGAGGAATACCTAGACGCTGTTGAAGTACAAATCCTGGCAAACGCACGGCTGCTCGCAGATAATGTGGAGGGTGGCGAAGCCCTTGTTTCTGCTGTTGGCGGTATTTTTGAAAGAGCGCGGTCAAAAGCAACCGAGGCTGCTGCCGAGTTGAAAGCCTTGCTTGAAGGCGGCATTGAGATTGGCGGGCCTGAATTCCTCAAGAAGATACAGGATGCCCGGCAGAAGTACATTGATGCTCTCGAGTACATCGCCAATGGCATTACATCCAAAGGCGCGTTCAATAAAGCCGCTGCAGATCTGAGCAACCTGTCTGCTGAATCGGTTGATAATTTTATCGCGGCATTCAAAGACCGCTTGACTTCGGGCAAAAAAAATCTTCAGGATGCCTACGATGAGACCGTCAACTTTGCCTTTAGTTTTCCTGATGAGGCCACAGCAGAATTTGCTAAGTTGGGATTGACGCTTGCCGAAGGCTTGGCATTAGCAAAGACCGGGCTTGAGAATGGCTTGTCTGAACTTGCAAGCGACACGGTGCTGGATGCGGCGAAAGCCATTATGCCCGCGCTAAGCAAGGCGATAGCATCTGGAGAGTTGACCACAGGAGACATTACATCCTTCAAGGATAAAATTGAGGGCGTTCTCGCTGACATTGATTACAGCACGCTTTCACTGGAGGCCAAAGAGGCGGCCTTGGAACTGAAGGAAATGTTTGCCAGCACACTTTCTGATGGAGACCAAATGAAGGCGGCTGTAGAAGCGGAAATTGCAAAGATGCAGGCCGAGGTTGAGGTTGGGAAGGTAGAAGTCGCGCGCGGGTTTTCTGAACTGGGAGTTGGCGCTATGGAAGATCTGGAAAAAGCGCTATCACAAAACCAGATTGATAAAGATTTATACGACCGAATCATCAAAGCAAACGCCGAAGGAACCCTGAAGGAATTGGCTGACGAGTTGTATGATGGAGGAAACGTTGGTGTTTCGAATTTTATTGACGGACTTATTGATAAATCGGATGCAGCACGAGAAGCCGGCAAACAACTAACAGACGCCGCAGTGTCAGGCTCAGGTAGCAGCATCGACTCTTTCAAATCCTCCGGATCAAACGCTGGAGCGGGTTTTGTGTCCGGCATTGAGGGCAAGATTGCCGCGGCAAGGGCGGCGGCCAGACGGCTTGCGATGGCGGCGGCCGAATCAATCAAAAAGCCTCTTGCAATCCACTCGCCCAGCCGT